AAAACCATTGGGCTATGTCTCAATGACCTTCTTAACTAATTACTACGTTAAGGAAACTAATCCTGACGTAGCAGTATAAGGAGACAATTATGAAAATGATTAGTCCTGATGGAAATATTTCTATAGAAGCTCATCCTTCTAAGGTTGAGTCATATTTGAATATGGGTTGGAAAGAGGAAGCAGTCCATTCGCAAGATAAAGTTAAATCTTCTTCTAAGAAAAAGTCGAAAGACGAGGTAAAAGAAAATGGCGATACATAAAGGAAGCGAAGGTACAGTCCATGTTGGTTCTGATGCTGTTGCTGAAATTAGGTCTTATTCTGTTGAAGAAACTTCTGATACTGTTGAGACTACATCAATGGGTGATTCTGCAAGAACGCATCTTGCATCATTGACTTCTTTCTCAGGAAGTTTAGATGTATTTTGGGATGAGACTGATACTGCTCAATTAGCTTTGACTGTTGGATCAAGTGTAACAATTAAGTTTTATCCTGAAGGTACTGCAACAGGTGCAAGATACTATGAAGGTACAGCTATTGTTACTGGTGTTTCAAGAAATGCTAGTTTTGATGGTTTGGTAGAAGCAAGTATTTCAGTTCAAGGAACTGGTGCTTTAAGTTTCACAACAGCATAAGAAAATGTCAGCAATAGATAACGCGAAGAAGCATTTTGCAGAGCAAGATGTAAAAGTAATCGAAGTGCCTGAATGGGGTGAGGATGACAAACCTTTAAAAATATACAGTAAGCCATTGACGTTAGCTGAAACTTCTAAGCTCTACAAAATGAGCCAAGAAGATGATCTTACGATGATGGCTTATGTCCTTATTTACAAAGCATTAGATGAAAATGGAGATAAACTTTTTGATTTAGCGGATAAAAATGCTTTATTGAACAATGTTGATAGAGAGATATTAGTAAGCGTAGCCCAACAAATTATGGGACAAGAACCTATTGAGGACACGAAAAAAAACTAATAAAGGACTCTAATTTATATGTGCAATATGCACTCGCTGAAAAACTTGGTAAAACCTTACAAGAGATTCAACAAATTAGTGTCCAAGAATATCAAGGATGGATAGCTTACTTAGAGTTAGCTGAAGAAAAGAGAAACAATGGCAAATAAAAGTAAAGTTTGAATTAACAGCAGTAGATAAGACTAAGGCAGCTTTTGATAAAGTTACTAAAGGATTAAAAACTGTTGGTGGAGCTGCTGCTGGTGTTACTAAAGGCGTAGCTGGTATTGGTATTGCTGCTGGTGCTACTGCAACTGCTTTAGCATTGATGGTAGATAAATCTTTTCAAGCTGTAGATGCTATTGGAAAAACAGCAACTCAAACAGGTATAGCTACTGATACATTACAAGCATTTCATTTAGCTGCAAGAGAATCAGGTACTACTATAGAAGGTGCTAATACTGCATTAATCAAATTTGCTAGAAGTATTGGTGATGCTGAAAGAGGTTTAAAAACTCAGGCTGATATATTTAAAAATATAGGTGTAGAGTTAAGAACTACTGATGGTCGTATGAGATCATTTGATGCAATTTTAGAAGATACCGCAAAAGGTATTATGGAACTTGGATCACAATCTGAACGTGCTTCAGCATTAGCTAATTTATTTGGTAGACAAGGTGTAATTTTAACTGGTGCTATTACTGATTTATCAGAAAATGGCATTAAGAAATTTATAGATAGAGCAAAAGAATTAGGTATTGTTCTAAGTGAAAAAGTAATTAGAAGAACTGAAGAATTTAATGATGCTGTTGGTGTTATTAAAATGCAGATTGGTTCTTTTGTTAATAATATTACAACTTCTTTTTTACCTGTATTTGAGAAAATGCGAGAAAGCATAGCTAAGTTTATACAAGATAGTATTGATGAAGCAGGTGGTATGGATGCTCTAGGAGTCAAAATTGCAAATACAGTTATAGAATTTGCTGCAACAGCAATTGAAAATTTTGGAGTATTTAGAGATCAGTTTGCTGAAATGATAAATGATGCAGAATTGAAGTTAAAAGAATTACAAATAGCTTTTGCAGAATTTAATATAAATTTACTGCAAATGAATCCTTTTAAGGATTTTTCTAATGAAATAGCAGCATTACAAGAAGGTATATTTATAGCTGGTGAAGAAATTAGAGTTATAGGAATGAGAACTACTAATTTTGGAGAAGAAGCAGAAAAAACAGCAAATAAAGTAAGAGGATATAAATTAAATGTAGATGATTTAAGAGATTCTAATAAAGGACTTAATGATGGATTGGGTGAGCTTACAAATTCATTTACAAATATAGCTTCACCATTACAAGTATTTATAGATAGTTTAGGTAAAGAAGGTTTAGCAAAAACAATAGAACAAACAACTGTTGGAGCTATGAAAAAATTTGAAGATTCTATAGTAGATTCTTTAAAAGCTGGAAGATTAGAATTTAAAAACTTTGCTGATTATGTAGTAGAGCAATTATTACGAATTGCTATACAGCAAATGATATTAAAGCCTATCACTGGTAAATTTGAATCATTTTTTGAAGGTTTTGGAGATTTCTTTAAATCTAGCAACGAAGGTGGTGGTTATACAGGATCAGGTGCAAGAGCAGGCGGTATAGATGGTAGAGGCGGATTCCCAGCTATATTACACCCTAATGAAACTGTTATAGATCATACAAAAGGTCAAGGTATGGGAGCTACAGTCAACTTTAATATATCAACAGTAGATGCTGCTGGATTTGATCAATTATTAGCATCAAGAAAAGGATTGATAACATCAATCATAAACAATGCCATGAATAATCAAGGCAAAATGGGAGTCGTGTAATGTCAGGACAATTTCCAACATCTCCTAATTTTAGAAGTTTAAATTTTAAAGATAATAGACCTACTTTATTAAATCAGACTTTATCAGGTAAAAAACAAGTCAGACAAATAGGTAGTCAATATTTTTCTTTTACAGTGCAAATGCCACCTTTACAACAGGAAAAGGCTCAAGAAGTGTTTGCATTTTTACAAAAACAAAAAGGTTCTTTTGAGGACTTTACTATAGTTGCACCATTAGACAATTTAGGTGCTGGTAAAGCAGAGACAGATATACAGGTAGTTGGATCACATATATCAGGAGATGCATCTATTGCTTTAGATGGATTTTCTGCTAGTCAAACAGGTGCATTAAAAGCAGGTGATCTAATAAAGTTTGCTAATCATAGTAAAGTTTATATGGTGCAATCAGATATTGATTCTGATAGCGGTGGAGCATTAACTGTTCTTATATCACCTAACCTAGTAGCATCTCTAGCAGATAATGAAGCTGTTACTGTAAACAAACCTAGTTTTACTGTTTATCTTGAAAACAATGAAATTATGTATTCAACAGATGCTAGTGGTTTTTATAGTATTTCATTTGATGTTAGAGAGGTTATAACCTAATGCCTAGAAGTTTATCATCTGATCTACAAACTCAAGTATCATCAACAGCAACTAAAACAGCTTTTTTAGTTGAGCTTAATTTATCATCTACTATTAGATTAACTGATTGGTACACAAATGTTACTTATGATGCAAATTTATATGAAGCTGGTGGTTCTTTTTTAACAGTTAATTCAACAACTGAAACAGGTCAATTACAAGTTGATGAAATAAATATCGGATTTTCTAATATTACAAATCAAGTTAGGTCTTTAGTACAAGATGGTGCATTTACTGATAAAACAGTAGAAATATATCTAGCTTATTTTAATTCAGATGAAACTATTGTAGGTGCAATAAATTATTTTACAGGTCAAATAAGAAATGTAGCTATATCTGAAACTAAAGATGATTCAACACTAACTATGACTGTTGCATCTCATTGGGCAAACTGGAATTTAACTAAAGGTAGACATTTTTCTGACGAATCACAACAAACATTCAGTACAGGCGATAAAGGTTTTGAATTTGCCGATCAGATTATAAAAGATTTAAAGTGGGGTAATAGTGGATAGTTATAAATTTTTTCAAGCAAATGAAAAAGACTTAGACGAACTTTTTGAATTAGGTAAAAAATTTAAAAGAGAATTAAGAGGTCAAAATTTACCAAAT